GCAAATGTCCTACGAAGATTGCGTTTCAAATCTAAACGCAATTGGCTTGACTCATGTTCCTTGTTGGATCAGACCAGCCAAAACGTTAAGCAATGGGCAAAAAGTGCGAGCAGAATGCGCTCTTTTGATCTCAAAAAACACTCAAGAAAATATTGTGATCGACGAATGGACAAGCGTTGTGGATCGCACGGTGGCTAAGGTGATGAGTCATTGTGTTTCAAAATACGCGAGACGGCAAAAAGCAAAAATTGTTTTGTTGTCATGCCATTACGATGTTTTGGAATGGCTTAATCCAGATTGGGTTATTGACTGCAATTTGCAAACCTTCACCGATAGGAGGTTGCTTTGTCAAACTTTCAAACGAACAGAACAACTTGTCTTTGAAATTAAAGAAGTCGAGCGAAACACTTGGAAAAACTTTAGCAAATATCACTATTTAAGCGAAAGATTGCCCGGCGGCTTGATAAAGACGTATGGCTTGTTCCATGAAGAAAACCAAATAGGTTTCCAATGCTTTGCAAACTATGTGCCTCACAAAAAAGGAACCAAAATGATTATGCACAGCAACAGAACCGTGGTTCATCCTGACTATGCTGGCTTTGGCTTGGGAATCAAACTCATCAATGAATCTTCTTTTTTGATGCACCAAAAAGGCTATGAAATCCAAGCAAAGTTTTCCTCGCTTCCTGTTTACAAAGCAATGAGCAAACAAAGTTGCTGGAAACAATCGTCAACAAACAGAGATTTTAGAATCAATATTGGAAAAAAAATGGATAGAAAAAAAGGATTCAGAATGGATATAACAACTTATTCATTCAAATTTTTGCCAAAAGAATTTGAAAAAGAAAAAAAATAAATTTGTTTGCAGTTTAGGTTTTTCATGCTACGCTTTGGTCATGTCTGAAAATTCTTTTGAAATTTCTGAGGAATTAGACAAAAAAGAATTCCAACATGGCGGGGCAAGAGAAGGTGCTGGTCGTCCTGAATTTGAACCAACAGAACAGGAAAGGAAACAGGTCGAAGCAATGTCTGGTTATGGTGTTCCTGTAGTTCAAATTGCAGCAATGATTCGTGGTGGCATTGCTTACGAAACTCTAAAAAAGCATTTTGGGAAAGAATTGGTTGTAGGCAAAGGCAAAGCAAACAGTAGGATTGGGCAAACCATTTACCAAAAAGCAGCAGGCGGTGACACCGCAGCACTTATTTGGTGGTCAAAAACTCAAATGGATTGGAGCGAAACTCAAAAGCACGAATTGTCAGCCGGTGAGGGCTTTTTAGGATTGGCAAACGCTTTAACCAGTTTGGCAAAGGAAAGGGAGAAGGACACAGGTGAGTGACGGAACGCCCGTCGTTGACATTCATGATGTAGCAAAAAATTTCATAGAATTGGCTTCATTTAAGCCAGTAGAATTTCAAAAAAACATTCTTAAAATTTCCGTTGACCCTTGGCAGGAAGAAGCAACGGAAGCCGTTTTCGATGTTGTGCGGAAACGCTACGGCAAGCAAACGAAACACAATCACGAAGGCAAAAACTTTTTTACCGTTCGTGCCATGCATGGACCGGGCAAAACGTTTTGGCTTGCTTCATTGATTCTAACTTTTGGATTTGCTTTCCCTAAGTGCAGGATTCCTTGCATTGCGCCAAAGATGAACCAACTGCGAACTCGCCTTTGGTTGGAATTGCGAAAAATTGTTGACAACGGTCTGCCTGAAATTCAAAACTGCCTGGACATTCAAGCCACCACGGTAAAGTTTTTCAATCAAGACGATTGGGTGGCTTTTGCTCAAACCGCAACAAAGGCTGAGAATCTTGCAGGATTGCATAACGATTTTATTCTCGTTTGCGTTGACGAAGCCTCAGGCATTCCAGAACATCTATGGGCAACTATCTTTGGTTCCGTTAGCACCGGCAAAGTTGTTGTGTTGGTAATGATTAGCAACCCAACAAAGATCACAGGAACTTTTGCCGAAAGTTGGTTGAAGCCATCTGTTTCAAAAGACTTTTATCAAATTGCTATAGATTTGGAAAAGGCTCCCCGTGTTTCAAAAAAATGGGTCGAGTCTATGGCTTCAAAATACGGAAGCAATTCTCCAGCATACAAAATAAGATGCTTGGGAGAATTTTCTGAAACAAACGAAAACCAACTAATTGCAATGCAATGGATCGTTGACGCAATACAGCACGACAGCGAAATACCTTTGGAAGGTGATGGTTCAATTCCAAGGTTGGTGGTTTCGGTTGACGTTGCTGACGGTGGAGAAGATGAAACGGTCATTGTGGTTGGCAGACATTGGAACACCTACGATGAAATTCTCAAAATTTGTAGATTTTCTTTTCCATCGTCTGAATCTCCGATTAGCGCAGCCAAAGCCGCAGCAGCACTTTTTGATGCATGGGGTGGTGTTAAAGGAACAGACGTTATTGTCGTGGATTCAATTGGCGTTGGCGCAGGAACGGCTGGGCGTTTAATTGAGATGGGTCACGCAGTTGTTTCTTTCAAGGCTGGTGAAGCAGCAGATGATAAGGCTCAATGGCGAAACAAACGTGTCCAATGTTTTATCAATTTAAGAAACGCTTTCAGAGATAAAACAATTTTGGTCAGAAGTTCTGCTTTGCCAGACAATGAAGATAGAGAAGAATTCATAGCGCAGTTATGCAGCATTCAATCTAGGGCGAGTTCTGAAAGGGTGGAAGATTTGGTTTCAAAAAATGAGATGAAACGCCAAGGCATCAAATCGCCTGACATTGCAGATGCTCTTTCAATGCAATACGCAACAAAAAACCCAAATAAACTTGCTGGTCTTTTTTCATTCGATGACATTGTAGAAGTCGAATCATCTATAAGGCAGGATTGGTAAATCATGGCAGGAAAAGTAACTCCGATTGATGGCGCAATCCCACAACCAAATCTACGCGAGATTGTTTCTTATGAACTCTCGCCTATGTTTCGCACAACTAGCGGGGAGCGTTACAACCCGGATGATCTAGCGGGACGTAAAGGGCTGAAGATTTATTCAGCCATGATGAACGATGAGCAAGTGAAGGCAGTCATGCAGTTTAAGCGTGACGCTATCACTTCGCGTGGCTGGACGTTTGCTTATGAAACTGACAGCGAATTGTCAGACGATGAAAAGGCAAATCGCATCTACGTTTTCAATAAGATCATTGAAAGGATGCGTGGCAGTTTTGAAGATGCATTAAACGCAATTGCCAAGGGAAGGCAGTACGGCTTCAGCATGACTGAGATCGTGTACGACAACGTGGAGTGCATGGGCAGACAGTACATTGGTCTAAACACGCTCAAACCACGGGATGTCACCACGTTTGTTTTCCATACTGACCCATATGGCGAAGTAGAAAAAGTGCTGCAAAAAGTTGCAGCAGTAGAGGTTGAAATTGAACTTTCAAAGTTCGTGCATTACGTCCATGCGCCAGAAGAAGATTTGATTTATGGACAATCTGACTTGCGCCAAGCCTATCGCTCTTGGTACGTCAAAGACCAAATTATAAAACTGTACGCAACATTCCTTGAGCGTTTTGCTGGTGGCTTTGCTGTGGTGCAGTTGGATGGTTCGCGTGTTGTTTCTCCTGACAGCAAGGAGTACAAGAAACTCCAAAGCATCATTGAGAACATCCGCAATATGTCTGGGATGATTCTTCCTCCCGGTGTGAACTTTGATGTGAAGATGCCTTCAACGACCTCAGAATATCGTGAGGCATTAACTTATTTTGACATTGCGATAGCCAAAAGTTTGCTTGTTCCAAACTTGCTAGGGCTTTCTCATGCTGGCAACACCGGCAGTTTCTCGCAAAGCCAAACGCAACTAGAAGCGTTTTTCTGGACGTTGAATGCTGACACGCGCAGGCTTGAATCGTGCTTGCAAGAACAACTGTTCAAGAAACTAGGTGATATGAACTGGGGGGATGGTGATTACCCCGTATTCAGATTTAGACCGGCAACCAAAGACAACGTGCGTTGGCTTGTAGATACATGGGCAATTCTGACTCAGCAAAAGGCTGTAGAAACGACAGCAGAGGATGAAGCCCATCTACGCAAGTTGCTTGATATGCCAGCCCGTGAAATTGATTTGGATGCTGAAGGCGACGATGCGATTGCGTCTGATCCGTCGTCTGCATTTGCTCAAGGTCAAGTTACAGCAATGCTTGACGTTTTGGCGCGTGTTCGTGACGGCAGCATACCGGCAGATACTGCTGTTGAAGTGTTGGTGCAGTCATACCCAATTACAGAAGAAGATGCTAGAAAAATGCTTGACCCAATCGTCAAAGCATTGGAGGAAGAAGAAAACAATGAACCTGAACCAACTGATATTCAGCCTCCGAATGTTCCTGTTCAACCGGCTCCAGAAATTGATACAGAAGATGGAGACGAAACAGAAGAAGATGGAGGCGAAGAAGCAGAGTCTGAAC